GAAGTCCAGGTCCTGACACATAGGACTATCTTTTTCAATAAGAAGACAACGCTGATGATTCTTCTCTGCGATCTTCTTAAAGAACTGCGGCTTGCCTGGCTTAAAATAGAATTTGAACTTATCGGTCAACTCAAACAGTTTCGTATAGATATCTACCCAAAAGATGGGATCGGATTCGATATACAAATACAACTCACGCAACGTAGGACTATCGACGCGCTCCATTGTATATGTCGGACGATCGCCATACAATTTCTTATCAAAGATACGTGGCGTCATCACCTTGATAGGAGTCGGAAGATTATCGTACCAGTTCGCTTCTGCATGAATCTTATCTGGATGAACGACAGAAGTCTTCGTGATAGTCGTGCCATCACTGGAAGGGAACAGACTATTGAAACTGCGCGAGTTGGGAACGCTTCTGTTCTGCAGATATTCTTCCAGCGTGCCAAAGTCAATAATATCAAGATTCTTGCTATGAATCTTTTCTTGCTTCATGTAACGCGACATCGCAGAAGATATTTGTACTTCTCCTTCGCGCGTACCATGAATTGCATCAATCAAACAATATCTAAAGAACTCGCCGTTCTGGAAATAATAAACACCACTGACAGCACGATCTGTCGGTGGCATATCTCTTGGCTTATCATGAAACGCAACAATCTCGTCTTCTTTTATTTCAGCCATACACCAACGTTCCCAATCAGCAACTTTCTGCGTGCTAATCCAGGACGTTCTGTATGAATTTAGCGTGGGAGAAGTAATGACGATATCGCTGAGAAGAACGAGAACAGGTTCTTCTTTGATATCTGAAGGGATGCCGCAGTAGATCGAGACGCCAGGTCCTTCTCTATCTGCGGCTGTTCTGTATTCTTCAAACACAATTCGTGGATCTTCAGGAAAGTACATCCCAACGATTTCGCGAATCTTGTTTCCTTGATGTCCGACTACGATACATACTTCTCTGGCTCCCGAATCGAGAGCCAGTCTAATGTTGTGAACGATAATTGGTACATCTTGAAACGGAAGAACACATTTGGGGTAGTGCTTTCCGAGCTCATGGAAACGAACACCACGACCCGCAGCTGGAATCACACAATACATTACAAATCCTTTGTTAGTGCGCTGGCTCTAGACCAAGATTATGTAGGATTTCATTTGCTTCCTCTGGGAATCCGCTGTTACCCAAGAAGTTAGCCCATTCTTCAGTTTCCCACATATTTGGTGAGACACCATTCCAACCTGTATGCCAGAGAGGATGATCTTTATTATCGCGACGAGAATAAACAAAACGCTTTCTCGTTTCTTCGTACTTCTTCGAGCCGCAATTAAGCATAGACTCGCGGAAGTACATCACGACTGACATACGCTCAAAGCCTTCTTCATAATCAAATGCAGGACTGTTGCTATGAATACGATGCGCGTTCATCAATATCAAATCGCCAGCACGAATATCTGCAGCCACACGGAACTCAGGGAAGCACAGATAGAATCCGTTGTAGTTCTTTCCATTATCTAGTACGAGCAAATTGCTAAATCCACGCGGATTCTCATGCGTTTCCCAGGACTCGCAGAGATCACCAACGTCGCGATGCGCTGCTGTGCGGAAGTCGCGATTGATAGTCAGCGTTGTGTAAGGCGTATGACCAATCTGCCAATCAGGACCAAGACGCTCCATAGCTTCCATCTGACCCATATATCTTACGGGAAGCTCGTTCTTGTAAACATTCGCAGCAGCATGGAACAGCGGAAGCGCGTCTTCATACAGTTCTTTGTGATTCGCACTCCAACCAGTCTCACGGCAGAACGGAATGCGTGGATAGCGATCCATGAAGCCACCGACGCCTGAACGAACGCCATTAGCATACGTTGAAGCAGAAATCAGTTCATCGAGAACATACTGCGCTTTGTCTCTACGTTCTTCGGGAGAAAGATCTTTGATGGAAAAGAACCAGTCGTCGAACTTGAACTCAGTCGTCTTATGCACGATCCAGATAGCACCAGCGCCGATTTCTGCGAGAGACTTGTTAGCACCAGAGCCACGTCCTTGCAAAGGTTTGTTAGATGTAGTCTCGTAGATCTCCAGCAGCCGATCTTCACCAGCAATCGACTTAGGACTGCCATCCATGATATACTGAAGAACAGCTTTCTCGCGTTGCGTAACCCAACGACGCTGCCCCTGACCGTCTGGCAGTTTCTGGAACTCAGTATCGCGCTCGATGCCTGCAGCCAGACCACGGTTGTCTGACATCAGCGCGCCGGAACGAAGCGCAGTATAAGCCTTATCGGTCATCTCTTTAGGAAACACATTCTTACGGAACTTGCACAGAATGTTCTTCTCACTATGTGTTTCGCCCATCATAATCTGTAGTGGCGTTAATGGCTCATAAACATCGGTGTCTTCAGTAAGAACAAGATCATAGCAATCATGATCCAGGAACTTACCCAGAACATGATCCATCTGATCGCGATAAGACTTTTCTAAAAAGATTTTCTTGACCATAATCCCTCCTTCTGAGATTTGTATGTCTATGTATGCTTCAGAAGGTTTTCGTAAGAGTTGTAATATACATTTTTACCATGAATCTTGCTAATTGTCAAGTCGCTAGGAAAAATATAAATGAAGTCCACTTCTGGATTCTTAGATACAAGCCATTGCATATAGTTCAGGCGACCAGGATTATCAGCTGCATTCGCACGAGTGCTAGGTCCGTAGTTTTCCGTGCCATCGTACATATTCGACAGTAGTTGCTTGTCGTCTTCGATCATGAAATCAAAGCCAAGACAGATCAACTGATCGTATCCAGCCTTGATAGCTTCGCGCATTGCATTCATGCCTGCATTGCTACGAGGACGACCAATGTTGCACTCAGCTGGTTCCCATCGCTCATCCATAGGCGGAATGATCACACGTCTAGAAGGAAATGCGCTTCCTTCTATCTCTGCAATAATACCGTCATCAATAGCAACGAGGAAATCAGGAATAGAGTGATCAGGGAAATCACGATAAAGCGCATTGCATCCATAGATTGTTCCATACGACTTGAGTCTGGAAAGATCAAACCCTTTACGGGTTGTACCGTTACCAATGATAAAGGCTGTATTCATAAATCACCAATTGCCAGCGAGATTAGGGAATGCTTCCTTGACTGCATCCAACTTGACTTTCAGCTTCTTGTTCTTCATACGAAGAAGAAGCTTCGCATCGCGCGGATCGATAGATTCAAGAATCTGAATAAACAGCTGTTCACGACGAACTTGCTTAACCTGTTGTCCCTCCTCGCTATCGACGAAGTAGATCAGCTTCTTGCATTCTGTATAGAAGCGCCCTTCTTGATCCGCTGCATCAAAGAGCGGCTTGTATGGCGGATCGCCGTCAGGAAGCAACCACTTCACATTAGGATCCATGCCGTAACCAAGGACTGTCTTAAGAGCATAAGAACTATGCTCTTTCAACAGATCGACTTGCTTATTACGACTCTTCTCTTTCTCAATGAGATCAATGATAGTCGCCATACACTTGTTTGTATCAAGTGCCATTAAACATCTCCTTCTTTGCGATTCTCAGAGTAGAACGCATTAAATGTTCCACCAGGATATCTAGCTTGCAGCTTATCGACATTGTGAGAGATAACCTCATTAGGATCGAGCTGCAGAGCATTGCATGCGTTCATCCAGTACCACATAACATCGCCAAGCTCCTTCTTAAGCAGAACACGCGTCTCGTCGGTGTATGGCTTACCCTGGAACAGGACCTTCTTCATGATTTCCTGCGCTTCGCCCGACTCACTCGTAAGACCAATCAGCGCAGTCATAAGCAGCGGAACATTCAGATGCTGACTGCCATAGTGAATCGTAGCCGCACGCTCAATGAACGAGCCCATCACGCGACTCTGCTCACTCGTCACAGTCATAACGAAGTTCTTATAGCGATTAAGATCAATATCCATCGACTTGTTGGTCGACTGATTGATGACGGAAACGAGTTCTTGCTCAAGATCATTCATATTAACTTGCTCATTCATAACAGACTCCTTGTTGTCAAAAGATTGTACATATGGATATTCAACGAATCGTGCGGTTGCCTTGTACGTCACTTGATTTCTCCTTTCGGGACGCATGTTAACTTATAATTATCCCAGGTATAACCTGAGATCTTCTTCTCACGGATTACAGTTGCGGCGTATTGACACGCTTCTCTATTATTGAATTCTTGGAAAGTCACGGTCTGACCGTTGCCACCTGCGCCAGCAAAGTATGAAACAACGATTAGAACGTAAATCATTAGAAGTCTCCGATAGATTCTGTTAACTGGCGCAGTCGATGCTGGATGAAATAGTTGAAGATCTTGGCGCGCGGATTGCGCTGATACTCATTGTATTTAGACACGATCACACTCTGTAAGTCTTCAGGAATGCAGTCTAGATCGACCATCATCTTGTTCCTGTGATAATTGCGCAACATCTCACCCTGGCAGTATTCTTCAGGACTCATGAGCGTCCACTCTTCGAGCTTCTTCTTAGGAAGCGGCTTCTGTCGACCGCCAGATACGAATGTGTCGTCAGCCGACAAGAAGTTAGGCACACCGTCGCCAGAGTCGCCTTGCAGAATATGATACTGCTTGAATCGTTCTGGATTCACGTCAGGCGTGATGAACTTCTTAGTAATGGGCGAGTACTGCGCGACATTATCATACTTCTGCAACTGCGCAAAGTCTTTATCGCCAGAGATAATAAGAATCTTTTCAGTGACGATACCGTGCTGACCATATGCGTGACAAAGAGCGCCAATGATATCGTCAGCTTCTGCACGCTCAAATCGTAGAACGGGATACGGCATATTCTCAGCGATCTCGTCGCGGATCTTATGCAACGCATTGAATATAAGATTCCAGTCGTGCGCAGACTTTTCGCGAGCCTTACGACGACCAGCCTTGTAGTGAGGATAGATCTCGCGACGCCAGTACGAAGGACCGTCGGCACAGATTACAATCTCGCCATACTCCGAGCCAAACTTCTTCTTGTACAGACGAATGCTCGCAAGAACCATATGGCGAACCATATCTTCTTCGAGCTTACTATCATTGTTGGCTAGCTGCATCATGATATTTGAAATCATGACTTGGCTGAAATCGACGAGAATCATCACTCACTCCATTGTATAATTGTATCATATCATGATAGGATATGATTGTCAAGCCGGATCTTCTTCATCGTCATCTTGATGAAGAATGGCTTCGACCGCTGCTTCAACCATTTCGTGGAACGGATGGCTTAGTCCCATTGTCTTGAGCAACGTTGCGCGAAAGGCTTCCATCGTAAAGCCAAAATGTTTGTCGAACTCTTTCGTGAACACATCGAAGCCTTGTTGACCTAGCTTGTTAGCCAGCTGCGTTGCATAGGCTTCTGTCACTTCGTCGATATATGCGCGCTGTGCTGCTTCACGTGCTTCTTGCTCCTCAAGAGGCGCAATCAATCTAACGCGAGCGCCAGGGAACATTACAACGTTGTTATTTGACGGCTCGGAGGATGATTGTCTGCTCATTGATTCTTCCATTAGGATTACTCGCTTTCGTGGTCAATGCGTTGAATGCACGTTCTGCTGCTTTGGCTGTAGCGCCTGTAATGTTAGCCAACGCATCTGCGGGCTTACGCAACTTCTTCTGTTCTGACTTATCTGAGAACGACTGGATCGTAGTTCCCTTCACTGTCAGCCCAGTCGCTTCAGCTGCGACATAGTGAGCGAGAACATTGGTCTTCGTATTGAAGAGCCACAACTCAGATGAGCCAACAATCTTCGACGGATCAATCGACACCAGCTTGAGTTCTGTATGTTCCTTCTGGAATTTGATTCTAGATACAATCTTGTCTGCAGACTTTGGCTTAGTCTTACGTGGCTTGCGCGCAGTCGTCTTACGATTGTTCGACAGATACGACTCGCAATCGCCAACGAGATTACTAAACATAGTCATGCGGGCCTTCAGCTCTTTCTTCGACATATAGCTGTAGGCTTCTTTGAGATCTGGATCGACGGAACGTTCGTTAGCCTCGATCAGTTCTTGAAGCCAAGGAACATAGTAGTCGATCAGTGCTTTGACTTCCGATGGCTTCGCTTCTTTCTTCTTCAGCCATTCATAGAAGTTGTACAGATTGTCGGAGTTGTCGTCGATATAACCCTCGACCTCTGCGATAAGAATCTTGGAAGAGTCAGCCTTGACTGGCGCACAAGCAGCAGCCTTCGCGCTCGCGCGAGCGAGATCTGCGGCCTTGCGACACATATCAATAATCTTGGTCTCGATCTTAGTCTTGCGCTCGTCGTCAGCTAGACCCATCGTGTACATACGAGCCATAGCTGCGACCGAGCTGCTAATCTGCGAATCAGGCAGACGCCCAAACATCGCAATGGAAGCGCGAGACATACCCGCGTCTTCCATGAACTCTACGATGAACTTACGTCCCTCTTTGGGCTCGTAGAAGTAGTTGTACCAGTTGTAGGCTGTCATCTCGCGCAGGCGAATATCGCTCTCGTTCAGGAAAGCAATATCATCCCACGTTGGCTCTGCGCCCATGTGCCTGGAATCAGCGCCACGTGGCAGAATAGCCTTACGTTTCTTGACCTTTACGGATAGTAGACTCTTTGCCATACGTTTCTCCTACCATTATGATAAGTATATCATATGGCAAAGTGGTTGTCAAGAACTAATCGAGCCCAAGAAATCGCGCCATTGAATAGCCCGAAGATCCCAATTATAGAAGTTGTCGAAGTAGATTTTCTGTAGTCTTAGTCTATCCTGATTATGATCATCCCAGAATCCGTCGATGACCATTTTAAGAATGCCAGCGAACTGATTTGCGTGGGCATTGGCGTTTTCATCCCAGCCATACATGACTGCGAAGTTGGCGCATGTTTCAGGAAGAGCAGCGAAGTTCGGACAGATTACCGTACAACCTGCGCTCATCGCTTCGATCACAGAGATTGCGCTCGTTTCTGGCCAGATATTAGGATACGCATAGATGTGCGCTTTCTTCAGTGCTTCACGCACAACAGAGTTTGGCTGATATCCATGATACGTAATGTTCGGATGACGATTGCAGCGATCAAACAGAGCCTTGTATGGCTCGTCGCGTTGTTCCCATCCGTAGATCTTGAACGAAGAATAGACGTCTAGATGAAAGTCTACGCCACGACTAGCCAAGAACTCGACGACCGGAACAAGGATTTCTAATCCTCTATGCGGCGTCGTGTGATAAATGAGATTAATCGTTCCTTTAGGTTTGACGTGTTCTTCGATAGGGACGATCGCGTTCTGTAGTACGATGCCCTTTGAATAGGGCACTCCAAGCCCAAGATTGTAAGTGGACTGCTGATAGTGTGATACGAATACGAGTTTCTCGAATCTTTCAAGGCTCTTGAGATCCTTCAAATGTTGTGATTCTGGATCGTCCCATGTGTCGTGCAACCAAAGAATGTTCTTTTTGTTTGGATCTACTGCACGGACACGAGAACAAATGATATTGAACTTATCGACAAGTTCAGGTGGCAAACGCTGAATCAATCCTTGGTACATCTGCTCAGTGCCACCTTTAGCACCAATATGTTCAAATGTGCCATTATCTGTAGGATCGATTGTTGTAGAAGATTCTTTCAATCCAGTGATCTTTAGTTTAGTCATTCACGCACTCCATTTAGATTCTTCATCAGTATATAGCTAGATCTTACGACCGAGATACTTTGCATCAGTCTCGTCTGTGATATACTGAACAGCGCCTTTGTTATATGCAGGCGCAACACGCTTCGCTTTCTCTTCGATAGCCTTGACAGTCGCAGCAGATTCTTCTGCACCACGCTTCCACTTATGCTCAGTCAACTTATCACGCTTCGCAGCAATACCGCCAGGAATCGTGTTGGTCAGCGGAGCAGCGTTAGATTCGACAGCCAATGAATATGAGAACTTCTTCTTAGTCTTAGTTGGCTTACTATAACCAACACGATCAAGCAATTCTTGTGTCACACGTTGCGAATCAATCATAGCCTGAGTTGGCTTACGTGCTTTGCGCTTACGCAGATTCGACGTCGTGTAATAGGCTGGCAGTAATGGCATGATATTGACCCCTCATCACAATTACCATTATATGGTCAAATAGGTCAGTTGTCAAGAAGAAAATGGTGGGCGTACCGGGACTCGAACCCAGATCGGACGCTTATAAGGCGCCTGCTCTTACCGCTTGAGCTATACGCCCTATTTCACAAGATAGTCGAAGTTCTTGTTCTGCATATATTCCTGGACTTTTTCTTTGGTGTCGAGAACAAGCCCATCAACATGATAATACGATTTCCGGGCTTGCATTTCTACAGGAATCCAATAACGCATAGTGGCTGTAATGCCATTTCCGCCGCCATACTCTAATGCTTTCTTATAGCGATATTCTTCAAGCTGTTCCGCGTTCATCACATCGTGTTCAACGACATTCTTAGTGAACTTATCCCACAAACATTTGAAACAATATCCGCAAGGTTCTTTTATCGAATCTTCATCTACAACGGGTGATGCGCAAGAAATGCAATACTTCTGCAAATTCTCTGGCATATGTTTAAAGATATGCCATCTATTGAATTTGTGATGAAAGTCGTGATTTAGAAGCGGAAACCACATACGGGCATTACTCGCATGGCGATTCAGTTTTTTTTCTGCTTCTACGTGCTTCGGACTTCCTTCAGTGCCATCAGTCGTCTTATACTTCTTGCGCATTTGTTCCCAAGAAATACCATGCACAAGAGTATCGTACAATCCTGCATTAATTCCTGGGATAGCCCACCAAATAAAGTAATCTAGTGGTCCGCTGGAAACAGGCGGCTTTTCTCCTTCTACAAGGTATCTAGAAAGAAACTCATTATCTTCAGTAAATTCTTCGCGCTGTATTTCTTTCGTGATAAACGTAAAGTCTCTGATCTTTTTCAGTTCTGCAACGAGGAAATTTAGATTAGGTTGAATGACTGATAGTTTCGGCTGAACGCTCATACAAATATCTTTATGATAGCCATAGAAGCATACAGCTGTAATCTCATGATTCGTTTCTTTGAGCAGTTTGTACATAATGTAAGTGGAATCAAATCCACCAGAAAACGAAACAAGAATTTTCATAGATCAGCTCATTTCCACCCAGCCAGTGACAATATACTTCGTGTTGCTAATAGGTGGATTGCCGCGATGAGCGTGAGTATATCCAGCGGGCCACAGAATCAGTCGCCCAGCCTGTGGCGCAATTCTCTTAGGATAGTAAAGAAACTCCGTTTCTCCGCCGTCGCTTACGTTGTTTAGATAAAGAATGAAAGTCATCATACGACGCATGTTTTGCGGACTGTCGTCTTCACAGTGCCACATATGATATCCGCCGCCAATTTCAGTCTTTTGAACTTTAATTAGTCTGATTGTATGATGAGGGAAACCGCTGATTATACTATACTTCTCTGCATACTTAGGATATACTTCGTTCCAGAACTTGCGATTAAACAAGTGAAACGGATCTAAGTCCGAAACATCAATCTCTTGGGTAGAAGAAATTAAAGATGTTACATATAGCTGATCATCCTTTCTTTCATGCGATTTGCTTCCTTGAGCTTGTCTGCTCAAAGTAAATCCCGCATTCTCGAAACGATGAAAGCAATCAATAACTGACTGACATTCTTCTGGAGTGAAAAAGTTGTCGTATGTAAGAACGAAATTCTCGAATGTATAACTCATGACGCTAACAGCTCCTTCATTCTATCTGCTGCATAACTGGCTGCGAATGCTTGCGGCTTTACTCTAGGAGTTACATTGCATGTGCCGCGAATGTAACCGATAGCCTGCTGAACTACGCAACTGCTTCCGTGAATAATGTCTGGATTGATATCTAGATGAACTTCCGCATGACGATCACCGATTGCTTCTGCGAGATCCATATAAAGCTGTGCTGCTTTATAGACCTCGTTCATCAACCTATATGCGGGCTTATTTTTACGCTGATCGAAATCGCGCTCTGTGGATACGGATCCAAAAACTTTGCAACCACGGGCCCCGTCATAGTGAACCACAACGGCGACTGTGTAGTCTGCGTACCATAGATCATCTTTGCCCCTGTATCTCTCAGAGTCTGCACCAATATAAACGCAAGTCGATTCGGAGCAATTCCGAATGAACTCACGCACTTCATCAAGATTCATGTTATTCATCGCTTGTATTTATAGTGGTACCCACGGTCGGACTCGAACCGACACTCTAGAGATTTTAAGTCTCTTGTCTCTGCCGTTGGACTACGTGGGCAAATGTAAAGGAAGGGCCCGTAATTTGATAGTAGCCACGGAGCCGGGCATTATTGGCGGAGGATAAAGGAATCGAACCATCACCCTTGCGGGGGCTCGGTTTTCAAGACCGATTGCTCACCATGAACGCTATCCTCCAATCTACTAAACTCTGGCACCCCACCGAGGACTCGAACCCCGCTCTGCGGTTTTGGAGACCGCTACATCGCCCCTAAATGCTTGTGGGATACGTATCAGAACTTCACTTTCAGACCAGCCTTACCAATAGCATTATTATAGTCTACTGATACGCCCTTGTCAAATCCTGCTGACAGATCAATAAAGATGCCGTCATAGATTTCCTTCTTTACTGTTCCTCTTGTACTTATAACAGTTTTGAAGTCGGGCGACTGGATAACGCGAAGTTCTGCAGACACGTCTTCATCAATTTCGAATCTCGATCCTATATATGGCATTGCCTTGATCGACGAATCCGTGCTTGGAATGGTCGAGAGAAGCAGCGAGCCATATTCAGATGCAGAAGCAATCATGCTATCATTTACGATTACGCCAACAAGTGGTCTAAAGCCAACGTATGCTTCAGGAGCATAGGCAGCAATGTCGGCGTAGAAGTTGTTCTGCTTCACTCTTGAAGAATTGACAAGAGCGAACTCAGGAATCGACGTTCTATTCTTGTACTCGCTTTGCGAAGCACCAAGGGCAACGCGGAACCAAGCATAGTCTTGTCTTGTCATTGCATAGATAAGACCGCCGTATGACTTCTGATCTGTCGATGAGTTCAGGAAGTCCTTGCTCTCACCCATCTCGTAGTATGCGGCGAAACCGAATGTGTTGTTATCCACAGTCGTCTGATATCCACCAGAGATTCCGCCAATACGATAGTTTCCTACAGTCTGAGTGTAGCGAGCAGTTGGCGAAGCCCAGACTCCATCCTTCGTGCTAAGAGCATCTACCGCAAACAGATTCATATTGCGTGAAGCGATTGCATCCTTCGTTCCAAGGATAGACGCGCTCTTCGTAGAGTTTGTGCTTGCAACAGCTGTAGTAGATGAGTTTATAGCAGTTGTCTGAACTTGATTTGTTACAGTCGTTTGATTTGTCGCTGTGTAAGATGTGTATGTCTGTACAGTTGGTGTTCCTTCTACAACTTCAGTCGTTCCATCAGACTTTGTGATTGTTGTAACTGGTGTAGAAGTTACAGTCGTGACGGTAGGCGTTGTCGTAGTTGTTACAGTCGTTACTGGTGTCGTGTCAGTGTGAGTTGTCGTCACTGGCGTAACAGTCGTTGTCGTGACCGTACGAGTAATGCTGACATTCTTCTTGTCACGCGCAGCAGCATCGCTGTTGGCAGAAGTTACAGTTGGTGTACCGTATGTAACTGCTGTAGAACGAGTTGTCGTTCCAGTCGTTGTCTGCGTAGTAACAACAGGTGTTCCAGTTGCAGTTGTTGTCGCTCTGACAATAGTGCCAGTAGCACCTGTGATTGTAACAGTAGAACCGCCGCCAGCTGCTCCGTTACCGGAGTTGCTGATTGTTCCGCCAACAGTACCAGCAACGATTCCTCTGATAAGTTGCTCAAGGAATGCTTCGTTGTTAGCGTCATAGAACGCGCTCTGCGTCCAGTTGATATCTGCAACAACAACGACTGTACCATTGTATGTTGCACCAAGATCACCGGCGTTACCGATCCACATCTTGGCTGTTGCGTTTCCGTTTGCGTCGGCAGAAAGAACACGACCACCAGCACTGGTAATCGTTGCAGCAGCAGCAAAGTCTACTGTTTCGCCGTTAGGGAAATATGTTCCGTTTCCTGACTGATTGTTTTGTGGGCTACCACCTACGGTGATGGTACCACCACCAAGAGAGCTGGTGAACGAACTAATACTGTTGTTTCTAGCTGCGAATCCAGCATGCTCGCCGGAGAGATATAGATATCCTCTGTTCTTCAGGAATGCGTCGTACTTAGCCATATCATCGGCTGAGAGCGCTGTACCGTAGCGCATATCCCAGACCTGCTGATATCCAGCAAGACTGCCAGGACTACCCGCACCAGCTTGATATGTTACTGTGTGTCCCTTTGCTTCGAGTTCTGTCTTAACGGAAACGTGAGAGTCGCCTTCTCCGCCAAGGATGAGGACGTTATCGGCAAGCGCAACAGTTGTAAGCGAAAACAGAGCAGCAAAAGCCGCTAGAATCTTTCTCATTTGGATCTCCTATGTGTGGACGATTATAAGTCATCAA